GCTAATCAACGCACTGTTGACACCCTTATTTCTCGTGCTCGTGACCGGCTCAGTGAGGAGGCCGCCGAGTACCGTTCTACCGCAATGGCGGAACATCTCGCCGCACGGCGGTTTCTCCGTACACAAGCTGCAAGAAAAAAAGACTGGTGGCTCTACCTCAAGGTTTTGCAGGATGAGGCCAAACTACTGGGACTGTACGAAACTGAGTTGTTGGGCAGGGTAGAGGCATTGGAGCAGCGTTTTGCAGAGAGCGGCACTCCGCAACCGCATAACAGCGATGGAGGCGCGGGTGATGAACCAAACACCCGCTAATCGCCCCACGCCACATATCACACTCCTGGACTACCAAAGAGAGATCGTAGCCGCATCCCGCCGGTTCAACGTCGTTTGCGCCGGGCGGCGCATCGGCAAAACCACATTGGGAATGGAGCGCATCATAGACGCGGCGATAGCAGGCAACCCGGCAGCCTGGTTCAGTCCGACGTACAAAATGATGCTGGAAGTATGGCAAGAAATCACCGGACTGCTCTACCACCACTGTAAACGCCTGTCGGTGCAGGAGCGCCGCTTTGAGTTGCAGACCGGGGGTGTGATCGAGTTCTGGTCGTTGGACACTGCAGACGCCGTGCGTGGTCGCAAGTATGCTCGCGTGGTCATTGATGAGGCGGCGATGGTGCGCAACCTGAGTAACGCCTGGCAAGCTATCATACGACCCACGCTCACCGACCTGGCGGGTGATATGTGGATGTTGTCCACCCCGCGAGGTCGTGATTTCTTCTGGGAGATGTGGCAACGTGGGCAGGATGGCAAGGATGACTACATGTCGTGGCAACTTCCCACCACCACCAACCCGCTCATAGACCCCGGCGAGATTGATGCCGCACGGCAGGAACTCCCAGAGCGTACATACAACCAGGAGTACCTGGCTGTCTTTGTTGAAGACGGCGCTGGTGTGTTTCGTCGTATCCACGAAGCCACCAGCGCAGTTCTGCAACTCAGCGCCATTGATGGTCACTCCTACGTTGTCGGTGTCGATTGGGCACGGTCTAGCGACTTCACCGTGTTCGCCGTACTGGATGTGACCGAGGCCGCCATTGTTCACATTGACCGCTTCACCGACATCAACTACGCCGTGCAAGTCGGCAGGCTCAAGGCGCTTTGTGAGCGGTTTGAGCCAGACCTGGTGATAGCAGAGCAGAATGCGATGGGTGGACCGCTAGTGGAGCAGTTGCAGCGTGAGGGTTTGCCAGTGCAGGGTTTTACCATGACCGCACCAGCAAAAATGCGGCTCGTTGACGACCTTGCGCTGGCATTTGAGCGAGACGCCTTGCGCATTATCCCACACGAGGTATTGATAGCAGAGTTGTCAGCATACGAAGCGGAGCGACTTCCTGGCGGCTTGATACGCTACAACGCACCGTCCGGGCAACACGACGACACAGTCGTAGCGACAATGCTGGCGTGGTCTGGCGCGTCGTATGTCGCAACGAGTGGATTGATCAGTTTCCTGTGAGGCATATTAACCGACCCGTGTGATTGACGGAACTGGATTGCCATGATATATTGATGATATGACGATCATTGACCGCGCCATACGTTCCATTGCAGCGCGCCTTGGCTACATCAAAGCCGATGAGGCGCAACCGTTGCCGTCATGGGCATCGCTATATGGTGATGCGTACGAGCACGTCTACCCCGACCCCGGCCAGGAGCGCGGTCAGTACGGATACTACTCCGGCAGCGCAGCGGTGTGGAGCGCGGTCAACGCGGTGGCACGGACGGCAGCCACCACAGCGTTTTCTGTCAAGCGCCGCAAACCTGGCGAGGAGTTGGTTGATATCCCCTCACACCCCTTTGAGCTTCTCCTGCAGCGTCCCAACCCCTACCACAGTCGCTATCGGCTCTTGGATGCCACGTTCGCTTATCTCGCTATCACCGGGAATGCGTATTGGTTCCTCAACCGCACTGATGCCGAGAGCGAGCCAGATGAGATATGGATCATCCCACCTCACAACATGGCTCCCGTCCCCGGCGGCGATACCAGCATGGTACAGGGATACGTTTTCGAGAATGATTATGCTCAACGTATCACCCTGGAGACCTGGGAAGTAGCACATTTCAGCACATTCAACCCCTACGACTACTATCGCGGATTGTCGCCCCTTATGCCGCTTGCGGTTGACGTACAGGCCGACATGAGCCAGCAACAGTGGCAGCGTCGGCACTACTCGCTCGATAATGGCAAACTACCGGGTATTCTGGCATTTGCTGACCGTGTCTCCGATGCCGAATGGGAAGGCATCAAGTATGATATCAAAAAACATAGCAAGGAAGACCGGATGATGCTCCTGCGCAATGCCGGTAAAGGTGGCGTGCAGTGGCTCCCGATCACCGTTGAGCAGCAGAAAAAACAATTTCTGGAAACACGGCAGTTCACCAAAGAGGACATCTACGCCGTTTTGGCTCCTGGCCTGGCATCGATGTTGGCAGTCAACGCGACTGAGGCCAATGCCAACGCCGGGCGAGCCACGTTTCTCGACCTGGCCGTGCATCCATTGTTGGTGTTGGCGGCAGAGGAAATCACCAACCACATCCTGCCGTCCTACAACAACCGTGCCCGTAGTGATCTGGTGGGAATGTTTGAGGACATCCGCAATCACGACCAGGCGCTTGAGCTACAGCAAATCGCCGCATACGAGCGCACGCATACGGTTGACGAGACACGACAGCGCTGGTGGCAATCCCCACCGCTTGGCACTGAGGAGCAGCCCGACCAGCGCGGCGCGTTGCTCGTGTCTGACCGCCTTGCGCAGACCCGACAGGCGCTGGGTGAGATGCAGGACAGGCTGGAAACGATAATAACAAACGGGAACGGGGTGTATTGATGACCAGAGGCCGTACCACACCATCGCCACCCCCTCCGACTGTCGGTGCTATCAGCGCACGCCTCACCGCGTTCCTGCAGCTTGTCACCGATACGGCACGCGAGAATGCCAACAAGCGCGGTGCGGTGGTCGTTTATGACGCAGAGGGTCGGTCCGGCGTTGTGTTTATGCCACGCTCTGCGTTGGACACGATGCCAACAATTGTGCAATGGTTCGTTGATACATATAATATACATAGTGAGTTTGTGGCCATTAATAGCACGACTGGTGAGATATTGAGGATGGAATACTGATGACCAAGTATGCGCTACAGGCACTCTACTGCCTACTGCTCGAACTCGTCTACGACCAGCAACACCAACACATCCGACAGCAAACCATGTCGCTCCTGGTGGCGCTCGACAACGACGACATACCGGATGAATTGAGGCAGTGCCGACCACGCACTCGTGACGAACGCGGTAAGGCCAAAAAGAGCGCTGCATAGCGCGTATAGTGTGATACAATAAATATGGCCATCCCTGAATTTTAAGTAAGGCAATGCGTAGCAGTAGTGAGGCATTGCCTTTTTTTATGCCCTGGGAAATTCGACAGGTAAACAACCGCTTCTGTATCTTTAAGGATGGCGGGACTACTCCTATAGAAGGCGGTTGCCACGACACCCGCGAGGCAGCGCAACGCCAGTTGACAGCGCTCAATATCGAGTACTACGGTGATGAAGCGATGCGTGCAGTACCAGCACGCTACCGTGATATTGATTTCTCGCCTCCCCGGAGCGTGCGAGACGCGGCTCGTGTTGGCCTCAACCTGCACGAGGATGGACACAGTGGCGACGGCCTGGAGTCAACAACCGTGCTCTGGGCAAACCGCATCGCTCGTGGCGATGATATCAGCCCCGAACGAGCCAAGCAGGGCTACCGATTTTTCGCTCGTAACGAACGGTTCCTGGATGCCGACAGGGAGACCCCCGCATACACGTCGGCTATGCTCTGGTTTGGCAGACCGGGCATGTCTTGGTTCAATCGCTTGTGGCAACAGATGGAAGCGGCGGACGCAGAGGCTGGCGGCAAGGCTATCATCACCATCAAAGCTGGCAACGGCGAGTGGCAGCTTGACGTGCTTGGCGTGCCGTTTGGCTCCCCCGCTGAACGTGACGCGCATGGTGAGTTCTTCAACGAAAAAACCCAATTCTACGCAGAAAAAATACCGCACCCCCCTGTCGTCTATTATCACGGCTTCACACCGGACGGCAAACCACAGAGCGCTCCTGAGTTTATCGGACAGACCACGCAACGCTGGACAGACCAGAGCGGGGTCTGGTATCGCGTCGTGCTTGACCAGGCAAACACGTTCGCTAGGCGTGTGTGGGAAGCTGCACGGCAGGGTCTGGCGCGGGCATCGTCGGGCACGATGGAGCACTTGCGGCGGGTGGGACGCGATGGACACATCACACACTGGCTCGTGAGCGAGCTATCACTATTCGATATCGGACAGGGCCGGCAGCCTGCCAACCGTTATGCGGTGGCAGTCCCGGCAGCGAAAGCGTTGTATAGTAGGGCAGGTCTATCCCTGCCAACGGAGGTTATTATTATGGGTGACGAGAACAACAACACTCCTCCGCCGCAGGGGGGGCTTCTCCAGAATGCAAATGGACAGTACGTTTTGACACAGGAGCAGCTACAAGAAGCGCTGAACCAGGCTGCACAGCAGGCGCATGAAGCCACCGCCGCCATTGCGCAGCGGTACTCACCACGCCCGGTGGACAGCAGCACTGTCGACGACGGTATCCATGCGAGCGTGAAGTGCATCCTTGAGCAGTATGGTGTACGACAAGAGCAAAGCGAGATTGCACAGTTGCGTGGGGATGTCAAGGCGCTCACCGATGCAATGAAGCAGATACAGACCGAACAGCGCCGTCTGCCGATGGGCAACGGTAGTACACCAATGCTGAACCTCAAGACTGGTGACATCAAGAAGTACGACCATCTTGACACCGCAGACCAGTTGACGCTCTGCGCACTACTCACCGGCCAACATAACGGCGTCAATATCCCCCGCGTGAGTCAGTCTGCAATCAAGGCAGCTGCGATGAAGTGCGCGGACGACAAGAGCGAAGTCGGTATTATCGGACAGTCTGCGATGAAGGCTGCTGGTGTTTCGGTCAAGACCGGCGAGGTAATGGTGGAGGCTGACGGTAGTGACTACGGTGCAGATTGGGTGTCCACAGCGTTTTCCACCATGCTCTGGCGTGAAATTCGCCTCGCTGCGTTTGTGGTGCAAATGGTGCCGAGTCTCGAATTTCCGCCGGGCGCAAACACGATGGAAATGCCGCTCGAAGGTCAGGACCCGACATTCTACCACGTAGCAGAGGCTGCTGACACGGACTACAACGCCACCAGTGGACAGATAAACGCCACCATCCCGGTGAGTAACCCGCAGGCAGACAAACGCACCATGACGCTATCGAAGATGGGCGCTCGAACACAGCATAGTGGCGAACTGGAAGAAGATAGCATCATCCCATTCCTGCGGGAGTTGCGCGGGCAAATAGTGCGAAGCGGGGCAGAGAATCTCGACTGGGTGTTGATTGATGGTGACACCACAACGAGTGGAACAAACATCAACACCAACACCACCGCCACCGCTACGGCTGTGTACACAACCGTTGATGGCATGCGAAAAATCGCACTGGGCACATCGGGAATGAACCGCGACAACAACGGTGGCTTCGACTTCGACGTCTTCCACCTGACCGCCAAACTGCTTGGTCCGCGCTCCATTGGCGCAATCACTAGCGACCGTGTGGGCACCATTGTACCCCCGGCTATCTGGTGGGAACTGGTCAAGAAAATCCAAGTGCCGCGTGCGGACTACCCGATGCTCACAGGAGCAACCATCAACGGCAACCGTATCAACATCCCTGGATACACACCAATCTACGGAAGCGACAACTTTCTGCGTGCAGACGCGGACAACCTATGTCGTGCCGATAATGGATACATTGACAGTGGCACGCCAGCCAACAATACACACGGCGCGGTGCTCTGCGTGCGCTGGGACCAGTGGCGGATGGGCTGGCGTCGCCGGATGACTATCGAGACGACTCGCACGCCGCGCAGTGACACCACCGAAATCGTCGCCCTGATGCGATTCGGCCTCACATATCGCAAGGCCACGAGTGCCGCTGCTATCACCTACGGGATTGCGCTGGGGAGCTAGTCAACGATGGATATACGTATCACGCGTGACTACAACGGCAAACTTACTGGGGAGCGCCCGGTTCGGCAGGGGGACATACTCTCTCTGCCGAACCCACGCGCCATTGCGCTCATCCATAAGGGCGTTGCAGAGCGGCTCGACACCGTCCCTGAGGTTGCAGAGCCGATAGCCCCAATCCTGCCCTACACGCCGTTGGCACGCACACCACACGACTTCACAGTCGTGGCTTCGATGCGTGTCTACAACGAGATTGACGTGCTGGATGCGGTCATCCAACGTGCCATCGCGGAGGGCGTGCAGCTTGTCATCTACGACAACTGGAGCGATGACGGCAGCTACGAGCTTGCAGAGCGCTTTGTCGGACAGGGCGTCATCGCACTCAAACGCTGGCCTGAGAAGCCATCAACCAGCTTCTCCCACTATGCGTATGCCGATTTTGTGACACGCGATCTGCTCACCTATCCGGCATCGTGGCACATGGCGTGGGATGCGGATGAGTATTTGCGCAGCCCCTGGTACGGCGTGCCGTATCGAGATGCGTTGCACGCTGTTACCCAGATGGGCTACACGGTGGTTGACCACTCGTATCTCGATTACTGGCCGACGGATGACACGTTTGATAGTGGCGATATGGTGCGCCACATTAAATACTACGAATTACGCGACCTGCCTCTGCAACGCGCGTGGAAATCCGGCGACAAGCCGGTCACAATGGCGCGTGCATGCCACCAGGTGTCGTTTGATGGACACAAGGTGTACCCCGAACTGTTCATCTTGATGAACTACCGCTACCGCTCATCCCGTCAAGCCAAACAGAAACAGCAGAGCCGACAGGAGCGCCTGCGGGTCGAACTGGCGAAAGGTGAGGGAGCGCCATATCACCGATGGCCTGTCGACAGTAGTTTCATCCGTAAGGTCAACGACCCGAAACTCCGGGCATGGCACTCTGGGGACTGGTTATCAAAAGCGCCATTTGACACCACGCGAGCCACCGGCACACCAGAGAGCACGTGGACAAGGCCGTGTGAGTGGCAGCCCAGGCCAGAGCATTGGCACGCGACAGACAGCCTCAGCACCGAACACGAGG